TAAGAATAAAAGAGTAACACATTTTACTACACAAGTCAACCTTGGCAAGGGGTAAATATGGCTAGTAACGAATCAGATGACGACTTCATGGACGACGAGGAGTACTTCGCGGAGATGAAGACAATGTTTAAGACCCGTGGGTGGGAGCTACTGACCCAAGAACTCGCGGACAATATCCATCTACTAGAGGATATTCAGGACATTAAAGACGAGAAGGACCTTTACACGAAGCAAGGTAAGTTGGCTGCTATAGCCCTTATCATTAACTTCCCCTCCACGATACAACGAGCGGAGGAAGAGAACAGTGAAGGTTCTGAATGATTTTCAGTGCAACGCTTGCGGCACTTTATACGTAGACAAGCTGGTAGAGAACACCGAACTGACGATTGATTGCCTAAATTGTCCGAACAGTGCTACTAAAGTGCGAACTGTCCCTAACTTCAGCTTACCCGGAAATGACCCAGCTGGTTTTCCTACTGCTGCGGACAAGTGGGTAAAGAAGCGGGAACAGAAGATAGCACAAGAGAACACCCAACAATCTTGATAATGCGTAAGCACAGGAGTAAACATTATGGCAGCAGAGATACTGGAAGACGTAGCCCTAGACGAAAATCTTGACAGCCTACCAACGGACGAAGCAGCAATGTCGGCTAGTGATGTCGCCACCTCATTTGAGGCAGCAGACACTACAGCGGCCCCGCAGGAAGACGACCTCCCTGAGAAGTACCAAGGGAAGTCCATCCGAGAAGTAGTAGCGATGCACCAGAGTGCTGAGAAGCTCATTGGTTCACAAGGTTCTGAAGTAGGGGAACTGCGAAAGGTTGTAGACAACTATGTCATTAACCAAATCCAATCTCAATCACAGCCTGAACCGGAGCCCGCAGAGGAAGTAGATTTCTTCGAGGACCCCCAGAAGGCAGTAAACAGAGCTATTGAAACCCACCCCGAAGTGGTACAGGCACGTCAGGCCGCACAGAACATGCAACGAACTGCCTCAGTGCAGCAGCTGCAAGCTAAGCACCCTGACATGACACAGGTACTCCAAGACCCTAACTTTAAGACATGGGTTCAAGAGTCCGACATTCGGAAGGAACTGTTCCAGAGAGCAGACCAAGGTTACGAGCTAGGAGCCGCTGATGAGCTTATCAGTACCTTCAAGGAACGTGCCTCAGTCGCCCGACAGGCGGTTCAGAACGAGACTGTAGCACGACAGCAGGCTGTTAAGCAGGCGTCAACGGGTTCTACTACTGGCAGCGGTAACGCAGGTAGTAAACGGGTCTATCGTAGAGCTGACATAATTAAACTAATGAAAACAGACCCTGATAGATACGAAGCCCTGTCAAACGAAATTATGCAGGCGTATCAAGAAGGGCGAGTTCGCTAACGTAGAAGGAGCCTATCATGGCTGGTTCAAATCCTTATAATGCAGCACCACAGGTCACCAGTATTCCTGGTCCCGCTGGTAACACTGGTACAGCTGCCACATTCGTACCACAAATCTGGTCTGACGAAGTAATTGCTGAGTACGAGAAGAACCTTGTACTTGCTAACCTCGTAAAGAAGATGTCTATGAAGGGCAAGAAGGGTGATACTATTCACGTACCTTCTCCCATTCGTGGTGATTCCTCTCAGAAAGTAGCAGAGACCTCTGTGTCCCTGATTGCTGAGACTGAGGGAGAGCTTGTCATCAACATCGACCAGCACTGGGAATACTCCCGCATGATTGAAGATATTACCGAGACACAGGCTTTGGCCTCACTGCGTCGGTTCTACACTTCAGATGCTGGTTATGCCTTGGCACGTCAAACTGACACCATCCTGTTCGCTAACGGAACTAAGTTGGGTGACGGTACTGGTACTAACTTCCAGCACAGTAACTCCATCATGCCTGACGCCACTGATGGCGCAGCTGTTGCGTGGGACGGTGCTGCTGTTACTTCTGAGTTCACTGACGCTACTATGCGTGACGCACTACAGGTGCTGGACGACGCTGATGTGCCCATGTCTGGTCGCTTCTTTGTCATTCCTCCTTCACTGTGTAATGCCATCCGTGGTATTGAGCGGTACAACAGCACAGACTTTGTAAACAACAAAGGTACTGTGAACGGTAAGATTGGTGAGATTTACGGCGTAGATGTATACGTCAGCACCAACGTACCTGTACCCGACGGTGTATCCGGTGCTCGTGCAGCCCTTCTGGGCCATAAGGACGTCTATGTCCTCGCAGAGCAGCTTGGCGTACGTTCACAGACACAGTATAAGCAGGAATTCCTGTCTACACTGTACACTGCTGACCGTTTGTTTGGCACTCAGTGCTACCGTCCAGAGAGCGGTGTCAACGTAATAGTTGGCTAATCTTTTACTGGG